GCCAGCTGTCCCCATTTAAGAGAAGTTTTAAGCTTCCCTACCCAGGCAGATTAACTGCCGAACTCACCATTTCTGGTGAGGGGATACCGTGGTACAGAGATATGGATTACTCTGTACTCCCCTTCCCTTGCGGGAAGCCCACTGGACGCCTCTCGTAACCCGACCTTACCAAGGTTAGGATCAGTCGAAGCGTCACGGCTGTTTTGCATCAAGGATGCTAACAGTTGACCATCTGGTAGATCGTCACTCAATTCGGTTTGTGACCTACTAAGAGCTTGGACCTGCCAACATTCCCACCCTTTCGGGTGAGAATCCAGGTGGATCTCGTCGACAAAGCCAATAAAAGCTCCATCGCCGAAACCATCTGGTAGTCGGGGTTCTCGCCACTTCGCCGGTGCTAAATTCCTGAGGCTTGTCAAGGCCTCAGATACCTGGACGCCTGCCCGCTCAGACCAACGAAAAACGTTGTTGTGAGTTAGGAATAGGCGGTCAAGACTTCGCACCGGACGGCGGACATAGAACGGGGTTATCTCGGTCCCATGATAGTAGTGTTTACCACAACTTTCACGGTACGCCCCCTCTGCCCACGACTTATCAGGATTGGGTGTAAACCCAACCTGCTTCAGCCGTAAGCAAAAGGAATCGTAGAACTGTGTAGGGATGACTACGTCATCACCATACACACAGACCGATTCATCCTTCTCCCAAATGTTGAAGGGATGGCAACACTCCTGGGCAATAGCCCAGAAAATGAGCGATTCAAGCTCAAAAGTGTAACCATTCCCCATCGAGGAGAATTTCTGGTAATGAATGACTTCACCAGAAGGAAGAACACCTAGCGGAGACCTGGCCTGCTCAAGAGCCAAGCTCCATTCGGGAGGTAGGAGCCACCAGACTAACTCACGAGCGACTGTATCGCTAGCCATGGAAAGATCCACGGTAGCGAGAAGTCCCGTTAGACTGCCCTCTCGGGCAGCCCTCTGGTTGCGCGTTTGATCATCTAGATCGACTCCTATTCTCTTTAGCCGATGACGGATACAGCGTCCGATCCCCTTCTGAACATAAATGTTCATATCGGGTTCTTTCGCAATAGTCCGGTCGGTTTTATAGTTCTTCGGAACGGTAATTACTTTGTTCCCAGGTACTACCTTGACGAGGCAGTCCGGGGCGCCTCCTGAAGCCAGGACACTCTGTTTCCAGAGAGGGACACAGCTGATAGCAGCTTGTCCAGCGGCAAAGTTCCCAGAGGTGGACTCCGGTATACCGGAGTATTTATAGGCAGCAAAGCTCCTCGATCGAGGAAGCCGAGTTGTTGCACCCGGCCCAAAACCAAAGAACTTCGCGCACCTGTCCCAGTCGAATGTTCCCAATGCTTCTCGTATACGAGCACGGACGCAGACCCAAAAGGTCTCGTGCCGAAGCCCGCACCGATTAAGCAGTAAGTTCACAGCTCGACAAGAACTCTCGGCTTCATGGAATCGCTTCCATGTGGATGCCTCCTTTTCGGGCGACGGGATACCGTCGTCGTACTTGGAAAACATTTCTCTCATGAGAAGAGAGCCTCGTGCAGCCTCAAGACTTGAAAAGTCGAGAGGAGTTTCACGACCAAGTTCCCCAACAGGCACAACGCCCGTAAGGGTGGTCATGAGCTCGAGGAACTTCTCGTTTGAGAAGCCAACAACACCCATGCGACGTTTACGTTGCATTAGACACCTTTTAAGGTGGGAGGAGAGGAGATCTACAGCATCACTGCCATAGAAATGATTCTCCAGATGGCCTCTAGCGATCCAGTCCAGGCATAGGCTATCAAACCTATGACTATCAGGACCACAAGCTTCCTCAAACCAGGCTTACGCCCGGTTGAGAAGGACCTCGGATTTCTCCGAGGAACCTTAATAGAAGCTTTCAAGGTTCTCTACGGCTGTGGACACATTCGCATGACCAAGAAGATTCTTGGCATAAGCGAGAAGGTCCTTCCGTTCCTGGAGCGTTGCCTCCGGATGAATGTTCAGCACGATG